AAATGTCAATAGGATAAACCTATAAATATTATAAACAAACAAAGAAAGGTTATATGTCAGCAAAAATAAGAATGAACACCGAGTTTAGAAACAAGCTGTTCAATAAAATAAAAGATGTGTTTGAGAATGAAAGCACAGAAGAACGAGAGGCATTTTTAAAAGCTAGAGAGGGTTTTAACTACTGTCAAAAATCAGCTTTTGATTTAGCAAAGCAAGTTGTTGAAAGGTCATATCCTAAAGAAGATGTAGATACTCTACGAGTATTTAAAAAGAAATATGGCGACCCCTGTGATGTAGTTGCAAAAGATAAATGTTTTTATTTTGCACATAACGAAGATGTAGATGACGAGGGCGAAACAAAAGAAACTAAATCACATTTTGATTTTGGTTTATATGGCAACCTAGACGGAAACGAGGGTTATGGTAGAGAAGACCAAGACCAATTTGCTCACGCATACTTTAGAGAGGAACTAAAAGCTAAAGGGTGCAACCCAGATATTTTACCTCAACAATCTGGTAAAGAGAGCAACCCACATAAAACAAAGCACGTTGATATGTGTAATAAGGAACTAGGCAAATCAAGTAGTGGTTATGGTGGCAGTGATGATAACAATGAGATTGGATTAGCAAAAAAATTTAACACACCATTTTATGCTGATGTGATTGGAACTTCTTATTGCAGATCAAGAGCAATCGCCTGTACTAAAGACGAGTATCAACAATTTGAACAATGGAGAATGGCTAAAGCTGATGTTGTATCAAAGCACACAACGTGGGTGGATAGTATATCTAAACAAGCTGACCAATTAAAAATTGGTTTGAAAGCATATAGATATTTAAGTGAGGGCATAGAACTTGCAACCGAACTAGGTATCAATGTTGACGAGGCAGAATTAGTAAAAACTAATTCAACAGGTCTAACAATCTACAACCCTACAAATCTAGCAAATATGATTAAAGGCATGAAGAATAAACAATCAGCTAATACGAGAGAGGCAAAAATATTAGCAAGACAAAAATACGAGAGTGTTAATTAACACTTGACTATAATAGGACTATCCTATAAGATAGTCCTATTAACAAACAGAAAGGACACAATGCAAAATACAGGAACATTTTTTATAACTTACTTCGCCAAAAAGCATAAGGCTTTTATAACGAGGAAAGGACAGTATGATAAACCTGACGGAACGAAAGGTAAATCATTTACATCAAAAAATAATACACCATGTTTAGTCTATTGGGATTTAGACGCAGACGGTTGGAGAATGGCAACAGGAAACGCAAAGGTTAGAATATGAACACACTATTATATATCGGTCTAGGGTTTATTACCCTAGGCTTTTTATTATTTATAGTTGCAGTAATAATGGAACGACACTACGATAAAAAACTATGGGAATTGAAAGAGAGGAATAAATGGAAGGTATAGAACTTATAGTAGGAATAATAGGGGCAGTTGTAATACTGACATGGTACATATGAGCGATTATAAATGGTGTCATGGTCCTAAGTGTCATAAGTCACATACACAGGACAGGATAAGAGGAACGCAAGGTAGCAAGGTCCTAAGAACTAAGAAAATAAAAACAACGGAATGGAATATAAATAATGGTTGGCAATATTTTTGTAGTCAAGGCTGTTGGAATGATTTCTTTTATAAGTATGCGCCACAATGTGTGAACATAGCACCTCGCAACGAGCCACTAGAAACACCGATCGAGGACCCTAAGAAAGTTACACATCAAAGCCAATACAATTCAGACTACAGTTATACAACGACAGAAATAAAAGAGAGGGTTGACACATCTATAGAATAGGAATATATAGGACATAGAAAGGATATATATGGCAGATAAAATACAAGTTACTAACCCCTTCTCAGGTCAATCAGCAATGTTAACTGAAGAAGAGAACAAACTCTACTTATCTATTAAAATGGCAGAGTTAACAGAGAATTATACATTTATGCAAAAGCAATTGGATAAGTTTAGCAGATTAAATGTATCAGCATACATGACATTACTAGACTAACAACCATACAACGGGGCGCCCTAACGGGCGCCGCGCTTCGCGCCTTCGGCGCTTCGCTTACATCAATAGAGGTACCAAGCCAATCTTAAATTAGTATAGAAACAATTATATATAATTAGGGTGTATACACTAGGGGTCCCACCAGGGGGCATATATTGCTAAGTTTTGTATATTCGTATACAATAAATACTTATTAAGTTACAAAATTAATCTTAAAAAATTTTGCAAAAAAATTTTTCGAAATGAAAATTGATATAGAAAAAATAAAAAAATTACCTCCTGATGTCCGCAAGGATTTCATGAAAACTTTCTTACAGTACGAAGAAAAGAAAAAAGAAAACAAAATACATTCTGACTTCATGGCTTTTGTAAAACATGTATGGCCTGAATTTATTGAAGGATCACATCACAAGATTGTTGCTGAAAAATTTAATCAGCTGGCTGAAGGCAAATTAAAAAGATTGATAATCAATATGCCACCCAGACATACCAAGTCTGAGTTCGCTAGTTTCCTGCTGCCCGCTTGGATGGTGGGTAGAAATCCTAAGTTAAAAATTATCCAGTCAACCAATACCACAGAGCTATCGGTTAGATTCGGGCGTAAAGCAAAAGCACTTATCGATTCAGAAGAATATCAATCAGTATTTAAAACTAGACTCAGAGAAGATTCACAAGCCGCAGGTAAATGGGAAACACAAGGTGGTGGCGAGTATTACGCAGCCGGTGTCGGTTCAGCAATTACTGGACGGGGCGCAGATCTACTTATTATAGATGACCCGCATTCAGAGCAAGATGCTATGAACAAAGAAGCAATGGACAGAGCTTACGAATGGTATACCTCAGGTCCTCGTCAAAGATTACAACCTGGCGGAGCAATTATTTTAGTTATGACAAGATGGAATACAAAAGATCTTACAGGGAGATTACTTGGCGCGCAGCGAGAACCTAAAGCTGACCAATGGGATGTAGTAGAATTTCCAGCTATCTTACCAAGCAACAAACCACTATGGCCAGAGTATTGGAAGCTAGAAGAATTAGAAGGTGTTAAGGCATCGGTAAGTTTACAAAAATGGAATGCGCAGTATATGCAGAACCCAACTTCAGAAGAAGGAGCTATTCTTAAAAGAGAATGGTGGCAGATCTGGGACAAGGATTGGATACCTGCATTAAAGCATGTGATACAATCTTACGATACAGCTTTTTCTAAAAAAGAAAATGCCGACTATTCAGCCATTACAACATGGGGAGTCTTTTATGAAACAGATGACTCACCCGCTAGTTTAATATTATTAGATGCTAAAAAAGGCAGATACGATTTTCCAGAGCTAAAGCAAGTTGCTTTTGAGCAATGGAAGTATTGGGATCCAGATACAGTCATTGTTGAGGCCAAAGCATCAGGTCAACCTTTGACTGATGAGCTTAGGAAGATGGGAATACCTGTCGTCAACTACTCTCCGTCAAAAGGAAACGACAAGCACACCCGAGTGAATTCAGTTGCACCTTTATTTGAATCTGGTATGATATGGGCTCCCGAGCAGGAATTTGCTGAAGAAGTCATTGAAGAGTGCGCAGCCTTTCCATTTGGTGAACATGATGACCTTGTAGATTCAACAACAGGCGCTATCATGCGATTTAGACAAGGTGGCTTCGTATTACACCCTGATGATGAAAAAGATGAGGTACAACCTAAAAGGAAGATGATTTATTACTAATGGGATTATTACAATTATTAAAACAACTGTTTGGCAAAGGTTACCTAAACAAGATTATGGGTACAAGAACTAATATTGCTAAACCTATCCGGATGGACAAAGACAGTCCTTTTAGAAAATATTCTGATGAAGCATTTTTAGATCAAAAAGATTTAGATTACATTGAGACAAAAATAAGTGAATATGGACCATATGCTTTAAGTAATAAGAACCCACAAGAACTTGCAAACTTTGAAGCTAATGCTCAAAGACTTTTACAGGCTAAAATGAAACAGGGAGGTGTCACAGAAAATATGATCAGAACTGTTGAAGAAGCAAAAAAACCAAAACCTCAAGCAGATGTTATTGATATAGCAACACAACAAAAAGTTGATGACACAGGTATTATGAAATTAAAAACAGATTTAGGTTTACCAGAAAACGTTCCTTCAGATAGTGCTTTAGGTGAATTACTTTTGGAAACAAAAAGATTAGAAAAACAATTAGATATAGACATGAGAAATGTTATGAAAAAAGAAGCATCAAAAAAAACAAAAGGTGATGCTTTTATGAATATGACAAAGGCATCAGCAAAACCTCTTAGCCTTGAAAAAGAAGCTCAAGTTAGAACTGCATCTAGAGAATTTTTAAATAGAGAACTTAAGTTAGGTAAAATTAAATTAAAACCAGAAGAAACTAAATCTATCTTACAACCTTCTGGAGGCGGAACAGATCCAATTGATATTCTTAGAACATATTATGGCGAAGATGTTTTAGAAGCTTTAGATGATCTTGCACCAAAATTTATGCAAGCAGAAAAATATTCAGACTATCTTAAAATTATGGATGATAATTTAGATGAGTCATTTTTTAAACCAAGAAAAGATCCAAGCATTAGACAATCTTACACAGATGATGAAATGAGAGATATTGTCAACAAAAAAGAAGATGATCTTGCTGACAAATTAAAAAATTTACCTGATGATATTGATCCCGATGCATTAGCAAACGGCGGAAGACCAGGTTATGCATATGGTACAGGATTAAAACTTTTTAACTTGTTCAAGGCCAAAAAAACTAACGTAGCCAAAGAAATTAAAAGATCAATAGATAATATTTTTCCTACGGGAGATTCAAAATATGATGCTGATGTAGTAGTTGATGAAATATTGGAGAATCTTGATATAGACAGAGATGCTGTTGATGGATATGATATTCTTGATCTTTATGACCAAGCTTATAAATCTATAACAATGCAAGCTATAGATGGTGTTACACCAAAACTTATGCAGTCTATAACTAAAAAAGGTAAAGGCACGGTTACAAGAGCTGATAAAAATATAAAACTTTCTTACACAGACAAAGACAAAAGAATTATTCCTGAAGGTACGACTGAAGAAGAAATAGATCTTGCAATCTTAAAAGGAAATTTTTTAAGAAAATATGAAGGTAAAATTGATTCACAACTTTCAAAAGCAATAGAAAACGATACGAATGCACAAAGGGTAAAAGAAGTTATTGCAGAAGTAGAACAAGCTGCAATTATGGAACAAAAAGGTATGGGCGCGGAAGAAATTGTAAACTCTCTTCTTGATGCATCAAACAGAAAAAAAAATGCAGACGGTGGACTAAACTATTTGATGGGATTATAATATGGCCTCAGAACTTTTAAAAACAAAAGCTCTTTCTGCCAGAATTAAAGAGCCTAAAGTTAGAGACTTTGACTTTGGTTTAAGTCTAACATCAGTAGAAAGTTTAATCCCTGACCTACCCCAACCCAAACCACAAGAACTTTTAGATTTACAAGAACAAAATAGAAAGCAAAGATTATTACAATCACTGCAGAAGATAGGTGGCGGTCTTGAAGACTCGTCTCTAGATTTTATTAGAAGACAAAATTTTGCAAATCAAGGTCTTGCAAAACCTAAACGTGGCTTGGTTGATGAACCAGGAAGCTATGCTGGTAAACCCGGTTATGTAAAACCTTTATCACCAGAAAACGCAAAACTATTTGAGATAACTAATCCAGGAGAAGTTTGGGGTGAAGGACGGTTTGCTGGTACAGAAGGTAATCAAACAAGAGGTAATTGGATAAATGATGCAGATAGAAAAAGGAAAATATTAAAACAAACTAAAAATTTAATAACCGAAGAAGAATATGCTAAAATTTTATCTGATGAATTAGGTCAAGAAATAAAACCTAAAAAAGTTGAAGGTAAGTTTGGAAATAAACAAAAAACTCAATTTGGAGAAATCTCTGCAAAAGATTTTAAAGGAACTTATGGAAGTATTAAAGGCGGAAAAACTCAAGGAGGAAGTTTTAAATATTATAAACCTCCTACTAAATCACAAATAAAAGCATATAAAGGTGCTTTAAGACAAAGTGATTTTAATAGATTAAAACCAGCAACAGTACAAGCTGTTTTAGATTTACATAAAAATTACGAACAAATTTATAGAAAAGGAAACTTACCTATCATTGAAGATGTTGTTTCTAAGTTAAGTTTAAGCCCAGGACGAGCAGGAAGAGCTACTGTTAGATTAGCTCAAGTATATAACGGTCATCAATTTAAAAACCCTGAGTTTCAAGACATTAGAAAAAATACGTCCGCAGCAAATAAAATTTTTGCAAAAATGGAAGCAGCTCCTTTTGGTGATGTTTATAGACAAGGAGTATATGAAGCTGCGTTAGAAACTATTGATGCAAAACTTGGAAATGAAGTAGGAACATTTGCTTCATTTAAATCTAAAGCCAGAAAACTTTTAAACGATAAAGGTATAACACAAAAAGGTTTTAATTTTAACGAAATTGCTGGTGTAACAGGTAGCTCTAGATCAGGAGCTGAGTTTTCTCAATTTGTAGATATTATGGAAAAAGATTTAAATCAAAAAACTTTAGCTAATCTACAAGGTCAACTTTCTACGGCTCGACAAAAAATAGTAAAAGATCCAACAAAGTTTGCAGAAGAAGCTAAAAAATTTAATCTTAAAGCATCTGTTTTAGAAGAAAAATATAATATTGAATTACCTAAATTAATTAAACCAGAAGATGTAAAAAGTTCTTATGGAGTTAAAAGACTTAAAGAATTAAAAGAACAGGGTTTAGATTTAGTAAAAGCAGCTAACAGAGATAATTATGGAATAAAAGTTCCAAAAGGAGCTTTAACTGCGAAAGAATTTAATGATCCAAATAATAAAAAAGTTAGAGAACTTATTGCTCTCGTTGGCTGCCCTGATTTTAAAGGTAATCAAGCTTTTGCTGAAGGTGGTCGTATTGGTTTTTCAGAAGGCGCAGATTGTTTTAATAAAGGTAAAAAAGTAATTAACGATGGCAAAATTGCAAAAGGCGCACAATCTAGAAACTTTGCTAAGTTTGCAAACAAAGCCATGGAGATAGGTAAACAAAGTGGTCGAGGACTTAGAACATTTGCAAAGATTGGTATTCTACCTGAGATGATTATTATCGGAGCGGACACTGCTATCAGAGCAGGTATGGGTGATACGTTTGATGAAGCTTTTAAAAGAGCTACAGATTTTTATAGAACAGACGATGCTTACGAACAAGCAGATGCATCTGAATTAAGAAGAAGAGTGGGACCTGCTGATGCAGAAATAATTTTAAATCTTAGAAAATTTAATAATGAAAAATCAAAACTTGATAGTTT